ATGTATCTCACCATTCCAATTTCTTCTGCGATATTGCGGCATAAACTTAGCACCAGGGACCTCAAACTTAAAGTGATCCCTGAGTTCATACTCAATATGTGGTTCAGTATTAATTTTAAGAAATACTTCGTTAGATTTTGAGATAACAAGATCTGTTGTATTCACGATGTCTCATGTATCTATGAATATTTATTTACCCCAATCCAGCGTTAAATCTCATAAATTCAATTGCATTTTTTACTTGATACGTTCTGTTCTGTATCATTTTTAAAATGCTTTCAATATAAACAAGCATTGTATCATAGTAATCAATTTTTAAACACACTGTTGAAAGTTTTTCGTCCGCATCAAGATACTTTTGCATCGTATCCTTGTCTCTAATCTTTTTCGGAAAGGGATTATCTATATAAACTTCTGGGTCAGATTTTCCAGAATAATATTCATACCTTTCGTGTCTAATATTTCTTTTTTGTTGCTCCGCTTTTTTTCTTAAAAGAAATATTGTATTGTATAATTCAAAATACTTTGCATGAAGAACTGGGATGTTTAAAGATTCTGTGTGTAAATTATCTGGATCTATTTTAGAATCTTTTTCCCACATTTCTTGAATCTTATCAAGATCAATAATCATAGAGGATTGCCACTCAAATCTGTCATATTGTAAATAGTATACTTGAAACTTACGTCTGCTGTAAAGTATTCGATATCAGTATTAGTTGCATCAAACGTAATTGTTGATAGTGAATATGGGAAAAGATCTTTAAAGAAGACCTGAAATTTTGCAATAAGACTGCTGCTTAAAACTTGCAAGGTTCCATCCGAATATATGTTTTGTCTATCTTGAACATAATTGCCTTTGATTATTCCTTCATTATTTAAATCCCTAAACTGTTGAACTTCTTCTGGATAACCTAGTCCTCGCATCCAGTTTTGAATTTCCATGTAGTTTTCAAGATTTTCATCAACTAAGAATCTTAAACTCAAATCGCCAAAAATTAATTTATCACCAGGAATGTCAATATCCTTTAGATAAGATGGTTGTTTTGCAATGCCTAAATTTATATCCGGTATATTTGCTTGGTTACAAAAGAAAGCAACCTTAGGACTTCTTTTCAAGACAAATTTAAATCCTGTTGGTGAAAGAAAATTTCTATTTTCAATCTGAGAAGGTCTTCCTGCCATTTAACTAATTATTCCGAGATGATAAGATTGTACCAAGACTCACTCATTCCTTTGATGATATTGTCTGCAGAATCTTTATCGTCAGCATAACCTTCTTTGATTAAATGCTCAACGACTTTCTCATAGTTTTTGTTAATTTCTTGAGATTGTCTTGGAGTGGGTTTCATCTTTTATATTTTAGCGTATATTTTATTTAGATAAAAAAGGGGGTCCAAAAGGACCCCCTAAGATATATTTGTGAATTAAATCACATGAGGTTCTTAACAGCAACTCTTCTGTAGTAACGGTTAGCGTTAACAGTAAGAGCACCAAGAGCCTGTGAGGTTCCTTCGGCAAATGGGTTTGCAACCATGCCGTAGCGGGTCTTAAAGCCAATCTTGGGCTGGAAGCTGTTCTCACCAACGGCACGAACCATTTGGAGAGGAACGTATGGGCAATAGAACAGACCTGCGTCATAAGGTGAAGAACCCTTATAACCAACAACGTAATACTGGTTAGAATCTACGTTTGCAGCATATGGGTCGATGTAGACGCGGAACTTACCAAGCAGAGTACCTGCGAAGGTGTTACCAGTGTCATCAACGTTCAGGTTAGCGTTGAGTGCAGGGGTGTAATCAAGAACACCAGCCATACTCAGTGCTGAAGCAACGTCAGCGGAGCATAGGATGATGTTACCTTTTCCTCTACGAGTTCTTTGTGCGATTGCGTTAGCATCACGCTCGATTTGGAACAGGAGACCCTTGAACTTCTCAACAGACCAACGACCGTTTGAATCAACGTCGAGGTCAAAAGTACCAGCAGTAGCAACGTTTGCCTGAGCACCAGCTTCAGCAACGTTATAGATGGTACGGATAACTTCGCGGTTGATTTCAGCGAGGATCTCGGTTGAAAGAATGTTGGCAAGTTCTGCCTCAGCATTCAGACCGTGAATCGCCTTGAGGTCTTGAGCGAGCTCAAGTGAGTACTCAGCCTTCAGAGCGCGTGACTTTGCAGTAACGGTGACTTTCTCGATTGAGAATGCCATCTCGTTGAATGCAACACTGGAACCGAGGTTCTCAGCGTCACCAGTGTGCATACCACCACTCAGGGTGTATGGGGTTGCAGCTGCAGCATTCAGCAGACCAGGGTTGGTTCCGCTCTGAGCAGCGGTAGTACCGATACCAGCACCACCAGCGTAGTCGCTACCCTGAGTCAGGGTGTTAGTTGCGTTCTGTGCAGAGAAGCGAGTATCTGCTTCGTTGAACAGTGCTTCAGCGCCAGACTGGTTGGTGTAGCGTGAACGCATTGCGAAAATCAGTCCAGTAGGACCGTTCATTGGTTGAACGCCAGCCAGGTCATATGCGACCAGGTTGGGCATTGCACGGCGGATCAGAGAGATCAGAACAGGGTCGAAACCTGCTACAGGACCGCCAGCGGTTGCACCACCACCAAAACCACCACCAGCACCAGTGCCGTTAGCAGAGTTGGTTGGAGCTTCGGTCAGGAATGAACCTGACTGTGCAAAGGATTGCTCCTCTCTAAGGAATTTCTCTTGGTTTTCGAGCAGGACAGCGGTTACAGCTCTTCTGTGTGAATCTTTGATAGGATCAAGACCCTCATAGTTCAGAAGGGGAGCCCACTTTTCCTGCAGATGCTCGTTATTGAACATTTGCGTTTACCTCTTTAAAAGTGTGTTTGTTTAATGTTAATTTCAGTTTTTGGGCGAAGTAACTGAAAGAGCTTTTAGATAAGCATTCATTGAATCTGAGTAATACTCAGGAGCAACGTCTACTCCTTCAGAAAGAGTTTCAGTTTTTGCCTTTGGAGAAACTGCCTTTGAAGGAAAATATGATTCCTTCAGAGTTTCCAGTTTTTCACGATATTGTGCCTCACTTTCAAACTCAACACTTTCGGCAAGTGAAGCGAGCTTATCTTTCTGAGAAAGTGCTAGACCCTCAGAAATCTCATCAAAGATTCCTTCTGCAACCGACTCTGCGAGACGCTTGTTCAGATGGATATTTTTCTCAATTTGCTCGTTGAGTTTTTCTTCCATTTCATCAAGTTTTTCTACCATGCTATGGAGTATATCATATTTTTCTTCAGGGATTGTTACATAATGTTCTTCAAAAAGACCTTTCAGACCTGAGAGGAATGACTCTGAGAGTTCTTCCTTCAGACCTTGCTCAACTGCTAGTTGATTCTCGGTCATCCATTCTTCGGCAACATACTCTAGGTATGCATCGACACGCTCTTCAAGAACGGTCTTAATTTCAGCAACCTCTTCAATAAGGCGCTCTTCATATTGAACTTCTAAAGTTTCTTTAATATCGGAAACCTTACTTCTGAGAGCAGCTTCGAAAATAGTTTTCGCTTTCTCTTGGAATTCTTCGGAGAGTTCTTCACCAGAAAGAAGTGCATTGACATCTTCATCGATGTCAAACTCTTCCTTCATTTCTTCTTCATCCTCTTCATCTTCATCCTCTTCATCTTCATCCTCTTCCTTTTCCTCGGCTTCGGAAACTACCTCTTCATCTTCGAGTTCTTCTTCATCAACAAGATCCTCATCCTCATAATCTTCTTCTTCCTTAACAGCACCAGGCTTTAAGTGACCCATTGCATCTGCTGCTTTAGCACCCTTAGTTACAACATTCTTAACTTGCTTAAGTGCTGCACCGGGTGTTTTGAGATGAGCAGACTCATCATCTGGTCTGTAGTTGTCTGGAGTAGGACCTCCAAGATCTTCCCAACTGCCAGTTTGACCATCAACCATTACATTAGAAGCATTGCTTCCAGCCTTAGGCATTGGATCTGCTGCCTTAGCATTAACATTAACGGCAGTTTTGGATTGCTTTGTGCCTACTTCCATTTCTTGTAATTGTGTACCACGAGACATTTGAACTCTCCGATTTACCTTTATTAAATCTATATTTATTTATAATATGATAAATTACACTAATTATAGTGAATTTAAGAAATCGTTGAAGAGTTTAATTTTATGCTCTTCAAGTTTTCTTTGATCAACTAAAGTGTTAATTCTTCTTCTAGTGTTCTCGGCAAGTTTTTCACGTAGAACACCACCATCCCAAATCCATTCCTTTCCTTCCATAATTCCCTGAACAAAAGCGTCAGGAGCGGAAGGATCTGCTACGATATCAGCAGCAGTTGCAAGCATAAAGTCTTCACCAACTTCCTTATATCCTTCTCTGGTTTCTCTCAATGAACCAATTCCACGAGAAGAAACACCAAGAGTTACTCCATCACTTAAAAGAGATTCTGCAATCTTTCCCATTGGAGTTGACAGGATTTGAGCCTTACCAATGAAGTTGTTACCTTCACGTTGAAGTTCTACAATCTTGTGAGAAACTCTATCCAAGTTAACTGTTGGACCATCTGGGTGGCCAAGTTCTCCTAGAGCACGACCTTTTTGAACATACTGCTCATTGTATCGGTTAACTTCTCTTTCCATTACAGGCATACGGTATACTCTACCGTTTCTGTTTACCTGTTCAGCCTGAAGAAAAATTCCTTTAATAAAAAGAGATTTTTTACCATCAGATTCTTCAGTGAGAACTTCTACTTTTTCGATTTCTTCTCTGATTAGTTTCATTGTTTTAGTTGGTAAGTCCTACTTTTGATGCCTTAATTGCTGAAGATGTCCAAATAACATCAGATGGAAGTTTTTCTAAAAATTCAATCGAACTCGCAGGCATTGAAAAATAATTAGTAGATGCTGCTCCAACTACAGTCGAAACACCAACAGTAACTATACCTGCAGTATTATTATGAAGTCTCACACAACTAGCACTACTAATGCTAGTTGCAGTCCCAGCCGTTGTGCTTGTAGCAACTTCAGTTTCAATTATTTTTGTTCTTTGCATTGGTATAATAAAGACCTTATAAGTTATTTATTATTTCTTATAATTCGTTCTTAATTAGCAACATAACTCTCACCAACTTGTTGTGGTTGTTCTGGTTGAGAATTAATATAAAGATTTCCTGTAAAATCACCAGCAATATTAACCGATTCAGATATAAATTGCTTGAATGATTTCATTTTTATTCCTCTTCGGTTTCTTCTTCCTCTTCACCAAATAGAGTCGCTGCAACGGCTGGTCTGAATGAATCAACCTTTTCTGCGGCTTTTGAAAATAGAAGATCTTTGATTTTATCGCTAATTTGTGACGGTGACTCGTCAGCCACAATTATATCCATTAATTCGTCCATAGTAATTGTAGATTGAAAATCTTCTGCTATTTATATCTCTCCACCCTTAGGGGTTTTCATTTCTGCAGATTTTCCATCAGCAACTGTTGCATTACCTTGTGATTCTAAATCTGGTTCAACTACTGGTTGACCCAAATCCATTCCAGGTTCCATTGGTTGTCCTGTTGCTGGGTCAATAGGTGCATTTGGATCTGGAATTACCCCATCATCAATTTCTTTCTGAATAAGTACATCTTGTTCAACAATTTCTTGATCAGTCTGACGTAAAATTTTGCGTCTAATATAATCTTGCGAGTAGTACTTACCAACATAAGGTTCCGCAGTTGCTACTAGATTTAGTCTTTCTGTTAGGAGTTCTGCATCCTTTAGTTCGGAGAAATGGTTGTCATATAAGAAATCATATTGAATATGCTCACTCATTTTTTCCCAATCTTCTGGGGTAATAATATTTTTGAGAAGCAACTGTGTTCTCAACATATCATTAAACATATTTGCAAAACGCTTTCTCAAGCGTCCTACAAATTTAGTAAACTTAAGTTCATCACGTAGAATTTCTGAAGATCTTCCTAGGTTAAATCCACCTTCGCCTTCAATTCTAGATGAAGGTACATTCAGAGACTTGTATAATTTTTTCTGGAAATAATTAATGTCAGTAATTTCACCAAGATTTTGTCCACCAGGTAAAGTTGAGATTTCAGTTCCTCTACCACCTTCACGGCGAGGCAACCAGAAATCCTCAAGCATACTCATAAATTTCTTATCATCCCGAATTTCTCCAGTTGATGCATCATAAACTAGTTTATTACGATAACGCATCATAACATCACGTAGATATTGTTCTGCCTTTACTTTTGGAAGATTACCTACATCAATATAGAAAATTCTTCTTTCTGGAGCCCTTGACAAACGATAGATGACCAAAGAATCTTCAATCATACGAAGTTGATTGAGAGACTTAATTGCTTTATGGAGATATGAAAGAACTGTTCCTTTATTTCTATCTACCAAACCTGACGTGCAATATGTAATTGCGTCTTTTGCAATTTTGATTCCGCCACCAACAGACTGATTTGACATACCTGTCGCGCCAGCTGTTGTTGCAAGTTTTGGATTGTATTGAAAATACTCTTCAATCTCAGGGAACATATAGTCCTCTGGATTTTGAACTCCAATTCCTCCAATTTTAATTGAATTATTTTCTTTCGAATTCTTTTTTTGTTGACGTACATAACGCATCTTTAATGCGTCGATGTATCGAAGTTCTTGGATTCCCTCTTGGGGATTTTTGAGATCGATTACTTTATGATAATACAATCTACCGTCAATATACCAATTTCTATAGATCTCGTGTGCTTTCTTGTCAAAATCTAATAAATCTAAGATATGCTTAAATTCTTCTCTAATCTTTCTTTTGATACCATCACTTGCATTCAAATTTGAAAGTTCAATTTCAATAGGACTATCATAAGTATCTGATACGATAGCCTCACTAATAATATCTTCAATGGCGCTATCAACTTCTGGGTGAAGAGCCATTTCACGATATCTTTTTATCAAATCAAATTCAGTTCTATAAACACCTTCAATATCTACATATGAACCAAAAAATCCTGACGTTAAGTAATGATCAACCCCGTCCTCATTATTTTGAGGAACGGGGGATACTACGCCAGGAGATTGGGATTGATTATCCTCAATTGAAAATCCAAAGAGTTTTGCCATTATTAAAGTTTAACTTCTATTCTAATATTTATGATTCTTTTGGAGCGGTAGGATACCAGAACTGAACTTGGAATTCCACAGTAAATTCTTCTATAGTATCAGAAGTATCATAAGATAAATCAATCTGTGAAATGTTAGTTGGGAAAATGTCTACAAACTCATATTGAGCAAGTATGTTTGCATTTCCACCACTTCCTTTACCAACTTCTGAATTAACAGCACCACGACCCAACTGTCTCACTGTAGCACTTGTCATATATGAATTGGGTTCGGTGAGACCGCTGTGATCCGAATACTGAGCAATGTTTTGCATCCAAGACTCAAATACTCTTCTGTACATAAAGTCTTCATCATTAATAACAGTGATAGTCCAAGTATCAAAGGTTCTGTCACCAGCTACCTTTAAGATACGACCTCTAAAGGGCACATCAATTGGTGCAATGTTAGAAGCGGGAAGAGCAGCTGCTTTACATAAAAATGGAAACTTTTGTGCATCATATACCCCATCACCGTCACCCTGAACTCCAATCTGAGGTTGTACTCCTGGAGGAAGCGATGGCAAAGTGACTTCAAATAGATTTGGGCGAACACCGCCACCACTCAATTTAGTTTTAAATTCGGAAAGACTTCTGATTTGTGCCATTGGTTTAATCTCCTGTTAAGTTTATTTAAAAATCAAACTGTGCCAGCAACTTCTTCAAAACTTACTCCCGTTCTAGTTGCCACGAAGGTCAGAGTCACATAGTTAATTGATTTAGCTGGTTTCAGGAAGATATCAGCTCTGAATTCATTATTATCAATTACGTCAGGAGTGTTATTTGATGCGTCACATTTTACGAGGAAACCATAGAGACCTCTCTTTGCCTGAACGTCGCGGAGATATGGTTCAACAATGTTTACAAAGTTTGCTCTAGTGATTTCATCATTCAATTCGAACAGTTGTGCTTGAGCAGTTCTTTCGAGTGCTTGCTCAACGGTCAGGAACAGGCGGCGAACATTAATTCTATCGAAAGAGAAGAATACCAATTCCAGGTTGGTTCACGATAGAATTAATTCTCTGTGGATAAAGTTGATCTCTCTGCGCCTTATTTGGATTGTATGCAAGTTTGATTGCATTGTTTAAGATTCCTCTTTGCTGTCCTGCAGGTGAGAACCAAGGATATGCAAAGATGGAAGTTCTCACACAAAGACCAGCAACGTCCGCATTGCAGGGAATATAACGGAACCTGTTATTAAACCTATCGTAGGTGTACTTATAACCACTATCAAAGATAGCATATGATGTTGATGAAAGTGGTGAGAAGAACTCAAGAATGTTGTCAGTTTGTGTGTCAGAGTTAGTAATGTCAACAACGTCAGCTCTGTGTGGAGAAATTACTGCTACACAGTCTTTTCTTGAATTTGCAATAGAAATAAGTTGATTTGCTTTCGCTTGTGATTCAAACTTATTAGTTAATCCAGGACCCATAATCAGGTAATCTAGAGGAACTTCATCTCTATTTGAGAATAGATTGTATGAAGTGATTAGATCACCAAGAGTAGCTACCATTCCGCCTTGATCGGAATAGTCCTTTCCTCCAGTTAGTTTATAGGTTACGTTACCTAATGCACTGTAAACCTTGTCTTGTGCAACTTCATTCCACAAACCTTGAGTTGTGGTATATGCGGTAAATGCGGTGCTGAATCCAGTAGGAACAACATCTTCATTTACATTTAGATCATCTGAAGGGTTGTCTCCAACATAAACATAGTTTGAATATAGTGCAAGGTAGTTCTTCCACCAGATCTTTTGTGGTGAGTTAACTGCAGAAACTGCATCTAGAGCCTTGGAAAGACCAATATGCTTTTCTACAAGGTTTCCTTGAATACCTGTTACCGTTCCCAGATCGTCAATGATTGCAATGTGGATTTCATCGCTCTTACCGTTTCTTTCTGTAGTGTAAGCAGAAGTTCCTGGTTTTGGAGCAATAGACTTCCAGTAAATTGCTGTGTTCTCTAGTTGTAGGACTTGGTTATCATACCAGTCTAAAATTGGGTTAGAACCAGTGTTAATACTTGCTGTTGTAGTTCCTACTCCAGCGTTGGTAACAACACTTACAGTTAAAGTTCCACCAGGAGTTGCTGGTTTAAATGACTGTAACTGTGTTTTAGGTGCATATGAAACCTTTGTTACTGTTCCATTGGAAGAAACTAAGGAATCAATCTTAACATCAAGAGTGCTAGCACCAACTCCAGTAATTATTCCCTTTAAATAACCGTTAAAGAGAGATGTGGTTCCAATTCCTGTTGAAACTACATTAGTCAATGCTGTTGTTACTGCAAAACCAACTTGTGCCATTGCGGTTGCAGCAGCACCAACGTGAAGAATTTGGTCTGCCTTGTCGTCAATTACACAAACTTTAAGGTTATTTGACCAAGCACCTGGGGTTTTTGCTGCAAAAATATAGTTTGCAATATCATCAGCATAATTTGCTTCATAATCATCAAAGTTCTTGATCTTTAATGCTGGTTCTCCAGCGGTTGAAACGCCTGCTGCGTTGCGAATAGCATTAGCGTTAACTAGATTGTCACCATTAGTTCTTACAACCTTAAGTACACCACCATATGAAAGGAATGAGGATGCACTCATCCAATATTCATATTGGGCATCGGTTGATAAAGGCTTACCGAAAACATTAATGAGTTCGTTTTCTGTGGTAATATCAATTGGTTCATCTACTGGACCAATAGCAAAGGGACCAGCAATTGCACCGATATTATCCAGTACATTATCAGCTCTTCCTACTGTTAAATCAACCTCACGGATAAGTACGCCGGGAGACAATTGAGGAGTCGCCATTTAATTTCTCCTAATCTCAGTTTATCTGAAATTATTTATAAAAAGGGGTTATTTCATATGCAGAAACAATGCACGAACATCACCAGTCAGGGTATTCTGACACAAAAGACACTGATTTATTTCTTCTAGATTCTGAAACTCTTTTTATAGCGCAACTTTTACACTCATAAGAATAGGAAGACAACTGATATTTATTTTTTCGCATTCTATAAAATCCATCAATTAAATCTTTGACTTGTCCACAGGACTTACATTTTCTTTCTGACAAATATAAATGTTCCAATTCAAATTGATCATCTACATCCATTAAACATAGTCCCACATATATGACATATCGCCATATTCGTCAGTGAACCATCTTTCACCAGTTTCATCTATGAAACTACTATCTTCAGTACCGTCCACTACAAATCCAAATGGAGCCATATCTTGCTCAATTTGATTTTTCTGCTCTTCATATAATCTTTTTCTTACATCTTGATCAGTAAGTTCTTTGAAGTAGTCTTGAACTACTAACCAAGAATAGATTACTAAACACATTGCAAGATCGTCATTGCAACCATCTTCCGCTTCAAATGAATTGTTTTTTTGAATAAACGTAGTAAGTTCACTTATAATGTCGTAGTCTTTAAACAGTAACTTTTCTTCTTCGATTAAAGTCTTTAAGTTTAAGCATCCAACTTTTTTAACAGTCTTAGACATTTTTACACCAAGTTGAGTTTTCTTTCCAGAAAATCCTTGACCAACAATTTGCCCCGCCCTGCCCCTCATTGAGCACATAAGTAAATTATTATATTCCAAATCATATTGAATAATACTTGCAACCTGATCTCCAATATCATTTACTTCGCATAAAATATAAGCGTTATTATAACTTTTTGCTATGTCGTGAATGATGCTTGGAAAAAGCATCGGTTTTATTTCATTATTTCTATATTTTGCAACTATTTCGTGTGGATATTTAGTTATATCTACTACAACAAATGCTGAGTAGTCATTACCAACACCTCTTGCAACGTCAACAGTAATAATGTAATCGTGTTCCTCAATAGGATCATCGAAAACATCTAATCCAGCATTTCTTGCCTTTGGATTCTCATAAACAAGATTTCTCAATTTGCTAGGAGCAATCAAAGTATCAACAGATCCTAAGAATTCACACTCAAACTCAACCTTAAATTGTTGTTCTGATGTGTTTGCAATAGTTTGTGCTTTCCACTTTTCATCCCTACCAGGAACCTCAGACCAATGAACATCTGTTGGAATATACTCATTTTTACTTCTTTCAGCATCGTGCCAAATTTTGTAAAAATGATTCATCCCGTGAGGGGTAGAAACAATAATTACCTTAGTGTTTTTACCAGATGAAATAGTAGGATAAACAGAACTGAAAAACTGATCAGCAATGTGGTTAGGAATAAACGCAAATTCGTCCAGGAATATAATATTATAAGATCCACCGCGTACCGCAGAGGCGCTAGTAGAAGCAGCAATAATTTTTGACCCATTTTCCAACTCCAAAGAAGCTTTGTTCCAAGTCATCACACCTTGCTGTAACCACTTGGGTAGATTTTCATATGCTGTTTGCAATCTATCTAGTAGATCTTTTGCGGTCGATGCTTTGTTAGCAAGAATTGCAATATTTACATTATCATTAAAAATTGCGTAATGCAAAAGATAAGAAACAACGATGGTTGACTTTCCAGACTGTCTTGGAAGTTTACAAACATTAAATCTATGATTATGAAAACGATCGATCATCGTTTCCTGAAAAGGATATGGTTTAAATGGTTGTAAACCATAATCCAATGTGACAATCTGAATATAATTTTTTGCAAAGTAGATCGGATCTTCTTGACACCTAGCAAACTCTAGAACCTGTTCTTCAGTAAATTCAACAACAGTATTTGCCTTCTTAAGAAGAGGATTGCCTAGATAATGGTCAGCCATAATAAAGACCTAAAAAATTAATTACAATTCCAACGACGCAAAGCTTTATTGATTCTTGAATCTGGATCTCGTGCAGTTTCTGCGCTAGTTAGTCTCTTTTTCATTCCACTCATTCTTGAGCAAAAAGATTTGCGACGATTTGCATCCTTTGATCCTTTTTTAAGTTCTGACGGATCTTTTGTAACTGCTGTTTTTAATTTTGATCCTGGGTTTTCTTTGCGATAAGCATTTACTGCTTTTTGACTCAGACCATCAGTTTTATCTTTACGATTTACCGACTGCCAATCTTCATCAATTTCAACTTCTTCACCCATTGGTTTTACATAATTTTTATTTGGTCCTGGTTTTGCAGAACTTCCACCTTGTAGACCAACTTGAATTAATGGTTGTCCTTGTGTGAGCTCTGATACTGAGTGATGAACAACTACAGAACCTGGGTATACCTTTTGCAATTCATCAGTAACTTCTTTTCTGGTTGGAAGTTTTGATTGAGAAAAGAACATACGAAGAGCGTAGTACTTTCCTCTCCATTGAAGAGTTACGGCAATAACATTTCCAGTCTGTGCTTGAAGTCTGGTTGCTTCTGCAACAAGAGGTTCTGGTTTAATGATATCAATGATTTCTGCAAAAGTATTTCCATTTGCATCTTCAATGGTTACACTTTCATTTGCAGATTTCCAACCACCACCTTTCGACTTATACCACTTTGAAGCCCATCCATTGGCATATGCACTTGGATAAACATCAAACTTTTTCTTTGCAAGAGATTTTGCTCTTGACCATAATGCGGGATTAGTTGGTTTGTTCTCTTCACTCAGAGATTCTGCTTCAATCTCAAGAAGAATCTTCTCTGCTAATGGAATATCTTCCTCTTTTACACAATTTGGAACAACTCTCTTACCTTTCTTTTTCATTCCAACTTGCTTATATCCTACCCAACAAGATTCCTGAAATTCCGCTTCACCACTGTTGAGATAATCTGCGGCAGTGTCAAGATAATCTGTTGCTTTCGTAATTTTTGATTGAACCCACGCTTCTAAATTTCCTTCACCTTTAGAAACTCTAGAATTTATTCTCTTAACAGCATCCATAAGAGTTTTGAGTTCTCCTCTAACCATAGAGTACTCTTCATCTTTTATAGAAATTTTATCCCAAGTTTTTTCGCCATAAGAACATTGATATCTTGTTTCCCTTTTATCACACAGAGGACAATATCTTTCTTCCTCGTGATTAAGTTCTTCAGAAATTTTATTAGAAACCATTTTTGGTTTTCCTCCTTTTTCTTTACGGTCTGCTACTGGGTCTTCTTCTCTTTTTCTTCTTACGGCGGAAGCAATTTGACTCTTTGACATCTTTGCAGCCTTTTCATTTGATAAACACTTTGGTTTTGATTCTCCAGGCTCACGGGCACAAGGTCCGATTGCTTCACCTTTAGAATTAAACCTTCTCCAATTTCCCTCTGGGTGAGATTTTGAAAACCAGTCTCGTAAGTCTTCATTGACTTTAACATCCTTAAATTTTTTGTGATGCTTTTTAGCATCCGCTTCCATTTTTTTCAATCTTGTATAATAATCTGATATTTCATCCAAATGTTGAAGAGCAATTTCTCTTGCCAATTTGTGATCTTTTGTATGCTCGTGCTCAATAGGTTCACCCATTTTGAGTTGCTTCTCAATGAAAGAAACATCTAGGCGATGCTTCTCAGCAATTTCTTCAACTGTTTTAAATGGCTTAAATTGTTCGTTCATTTAACTGGTTTTGACTTAGTTTCTTCGCCCTTTGCTCTCTTTTTTCTTGCCGCACAATGAGCGCGTTGAGAAAACCCTTTAGGATTGGAGCAATCAATACTCTTCTTATATTTATTACCCCAATCTTCTTGAAATTGCCTAAACGTTTTCATTTTTCACATTTCCTTTTTGGGCTTTTAATAATTTAGACAATTCTGCGGTTGAACCTACAAAAAGAGCATTAGTGACGTTTGTTGGACCACTAACTTGTTTAACCTCTTCAATATCCTTTAGTTTCTTTTGAAGATCCATCAACTTTTCTGTTGCATCAGCAACGTTTTTAATTAATTGACCGGCAACTTCATAAGCCCTTGCTTGCTCAGTTTCTTGTGCAAGTTCTAAAATACCATTTATTGCTTCTTGACCTTTTTCTATAATTGAATATAGATTTCCTCTAGTGTATTCATAATCCTTTTTTATATCACTAATAGAACTATTGATATTTTGTGGTTGATCTTCCTTTTTAGTAAGATCAATATTAGATTCTATAATCTCGGTTTCAACGTTGAAAACCTCATTTAACTTATCAAAATTTTTAGACATAAATTATCACTCAAAAGAAATTCCACTAAATCCAAAATCGTCCCCTAGTTCTATTAGATCGGTGTCCGCACTCGTTATTAACATAACCTGAGTTCCAGAAACGTGATCTGATATATTGGTACTATAAGAACCCCTCTCAACTGTTAATATATTTCCATTTTTATTAGTTATTTTAAGAGTTTCATTATCTAAAGTAATATGTGAATTAACTGAAATTGATGAAGAGTTTTGTACAGAAATTGTTCCATCTGCAACTAAAACGTCGGCAGCCAAAGTAGTTACAACGTTATTAGTGTAACTCTTTGCTGCAACTGATTCTTGCGAATATGTAAGATCTCTCGTTGTTGATTGAGAATCTCCAGAAACAAATCCAAGAGAAACCTTTTTGATAATATCTGTAGATACACTGGAAGATACGGGTCCAAAAAGATATGTCTTTGCAGTAAATCTTAATGTATAAATGAGTACTCTTCTAGTTGTAAAATTTCCTTCATAATCATCTTGCATTGAGATGTTATCAAGCACTACAGGTATGTCTCTTTTTTCTCCAATAGACTCAATTAAGTTAACAGTTAAGTTATAAGATGGTTGAAAATATGGAACTATTTGTTCTATAATTTGCAACATATCATCATTAATTTTGCACATAATGCTCAGTTCAAATTCCATATTATATGGAACTGGCATATATGTTTTTCTTACGTCTGTAGAGTCGGTGACAGACTTTGATAAAAAAGTTTGAGTTGTTGTTACCTTTCTAGTAGGATCATATGTTAAACCAACAAATTCAAATGACATTCTTGGCAGAGTTATTTGAATTGGTTTATTTAATTCAGGTTGTTGCTCAAGTCTTGCAAGAAACTTTTGAGTAGGTCCGTATGCAAGAGGAACCTTGATTACAGAAAATACATCGTTATTATCATTTTTCTTTTTAATCGAGATATCATTGAAAAGATTTCCAAATGATATTATAGTTTTTCTTAATATCTCGTGATAAAAATATTCAAACATTTTTACACTAAACGATGTATACTATTTAACAACTTAAGGATTTCCGAAAGGATTGGACTCTGTAAAATCCATTATACTATCACCTATCGTTTCTATGTCGCTGTTTTGAGCGAACTTGTCCTCAACGTTGTACGTATTTATACTTCTCAGACTGTAAACCGCGCCAGAGTCTTGTCCAGTTATATTTTCTCCAGCTGCAAATGAACCAGAGATTGTAGAAACTTCCAGAATTTTTGTAGTAGAGTTCCAAGATTTAACTCTACCAGTAACACTACTAGAACTTCCTACCACCACTTCATTGTAAATATATGTACCATAACCAACGACGACGTTTGGAGAAGAAATTGTAATAGTTGGTGCAGTAGTATATCCCAAACCGGAATTTGTAATTCTAATAGAGGTTACTATTCCAGCACCACTGATTGATGCAACAACAGTCGCTTGAATTGAAGAAATTCCAGTAACAGTAACTGTTGGAGGAACCAAATATCCAGACCCTCCGTTTGTTACTGTGATAATTCCTACAATGCCATTTCCAATTACTGTTGTAGCAGCTGCTCCTGATCCACCGCCACCAATAAATGTAACTCTAGGTGCAACAGTATAACCTGCTCCAGCATTTATCAACTGAACTCCTTGTACCCTACCCAGATTTTGATCTCCCTCACACAAGTCCACAATACCTGTAAGTAGAGTTGCAATTCCAACAGCAGTAACTCCTCCACTTGGTGCAGAAGAGAAAGCAACTTTTGGTGGAGTTGTATAACCAGATCCTCTATTAGTGATATTTACAAATCTAACACCACCATTTACGATAGCAGATGTTGCGGTTGCAGTTATTCCAATACCAACCAGTTGTAAAATTTGTAGATTAGCATATTGACCTCTGTCTCCAAAATTATCTCCGCTTCCATCACCATCACCTACAGCATTAGGATTATCAATAAAGTCAACACCAGTATCAATGACTTCATCTTCATATCTAAAGAGTTCACAGGTCAATTCATAAACATAGTTTTTCTTCAGTTGGTAGAATGGTTTTTCGTGCTCAACATATTTAATTTCAAATATTTTATTTCCTAGAGGAAAATAAATTAGATCTCCTTCTTTTGGTCTAGTTGTTAGTTTTGCATCGGGAAGATTTTTAATCAAAACCGATATATAATTTTCAAATCTCTCTTTTGAAAGAATCAATGTGAGATCATCAAGTTCTTGAATACCAAACTTTGATAATATTGTTCCTTGGCCACTATATCCCTCATATGAATCAACATATGCCTCAATTGGATATGCAAAACTAAACTGTGACTCTATTACCTCTTCAATAACTTTCTTTTCAGTTGCGTATTGTCTTGGGAGATAATAGACATCAACACCATAGATTTTGAGATGTTCATTTATAAGATCTTGGATTAGACCTTGTTCTGAACCTGAACCTTGGAGAAAAAATGGATTTAACATATTTTTATCCTATCATATCCAGAGGTGGAAGTTCGTAAGTAGAAGACATTTTCTCCATCAAAGTATCAATTTCTCTTTGTGCATCATCGAATAATTGTCTTCCATTTAATTCAACACCACCTGGAAGTTTAACACCTTGGAATTTGATTAAATTCTGACCCCATTGTCTCTTAATTAATGAAGTGAGATAAGGTTTTAAGAAAGAATCATTCCAAACTCTTGAATAATCGCTCGGATCCAACATTCTATAACAATCAATAACAATATATTGTCCAACAGCAAGACTTGCCCAATCAATATCGAGGTAAAGTCTGTCCTGTCTCTTATTAAATCTAATTTGCTTTTGAGTAGTTAGAAGAAAATCAATATCTTCAAGATATCTTTTAACCATAGAATATGTTAAAAGTTCAGTAGATCCCCAGTAGTAAATATCGTTCAAGAATAACTGATACTTAATGCTGAACATTCCACTCGAAATTGAGTTGGATCCTTCAAAAGAATAAATTTTATTTACTCCAATTACGTGAGGAGGAACTTGTAAGTAATTACTATTTTCATAGTAACTGAAAGTTCCTATTCCTGCAGTAGCGGAAGTAGAAGCAACTCCGACACCAGAGATGCCCTTAGCACGCCCTCTATCGATGTCTTCTTGGGTTATTTGATACTTTAAGTATGTTTGATAGACACCATCAAAATGCCTTTCTTGGAAAAATTGAATGGCATCATCTACAAGATCATCAATCTGTTCATCAGCGACATTTATTTCTAAAACTGGAGCTCCCAGTTTTCTTAAACAATAGTCAATTAATTCTTGTCTTGTAGATGGTTGTGCCATTAGAGTTTAGATATAGTTTCTTGTTGTTTTAGGTATAATTTAATGTACATTTTAGAAAAATTTCTTAGTACTTCAATATCATCTATACTATCTATATTCCTAGCGTGTTTTTCATATTCAAACATTTTTGTAATGTTTTCAAGATCTATGTCATCTGGGTTCATTGTGCTATCTTCCTCAATAAGTCTTTTATTTCATTCAAATCATTTTTAATATTAATCATTTCTTGTTCCATTTCAACCATTTTTTCATTCTGTTCATTCTTTCGATTTTTCATAGCAATATAATTATTATATTCAGTTTTGTTTGTATTCAAAATAGCATTTGTTTCAGGATCTCTTAAAAGATTTGAATTCTCTTTTAGTGGAATGTAGTTATTCATAGTCTTATGCCAGAGCAATGGCTCTTATATCTTTAACTTTTGGAACGTATGCCTGATTTGTTGAAGTCATAATCAATTTAATTCTATAGTATCTAAATCCAGGAAGATTATTTACAGTGAACTCATACTCTCGGTATCCTTCGATTGGAGTTTCAAAAAGAAGACTGCTATTCTTTGAGACAAATGTGTCTGGTCTTCCATCACTTTGAGAAGGATCAAGAGTCTCTAAAAGATTATTCAAATTATTATATCCAGGGAAAGGTATAAAGATTGGATTTGGATTTTCCTCAGAGTCTATAGAATAAAGTGCTCTTATATCAGAGTAAACATTAACATCAGCATTTACATATAGTTTTATAGATGTTGCAGGTGTTTCCAATCTAATTGGCTTGGAAACATATAAAAACGCTGATGGATCAGTTGTTAGTGAATTAATTCTTCCATCAGTATTATATTCATCATCAGCAACAATCTGGTTAATTCTGTTGGAGGTAGTGATTACACTTACTCTTGTAGTATCAATAATTGGTGATAGTCTTGGGTCAAAAGTTCTTAAAGATAAAATCATATTGAAGGACTTGTTTCCTGGGAGAAGTCCAAGAAGATTATCCTCATTAACTTTGGAGCAAATAATTCTAGGTGAATCAAAATAATTCAAACCATTTAGAGAAACCTGTTGATAACCTTCATCTACAAATGAGATTTCTGAACCAGAAATACTCTTTCCAGATACAGTTCTTACTGTAGCATCAATATTTGTTTGATTAGGAACAAATGTCTGAACAATTGGAGTAAGAACTTCAAAAGGCATATTTTGAGTTGCTTTTACATTTGTTCCCCCATCAGACTTAGTTATAGCAAATCTAAGAACTGGACTAATATCATTGACACCACTTCCACTTCTATTGGTAATAACTTTTGCACCTTGTGTTGAACCAGTATTGTCTATTCTGAGTGAATAGTAATCTAATCCAACAGGAACAGATATGGTTGCATCTTGAAGTCTGTGAGTTTTGTTAATTCTTAGTAGAGAAACTCCATTGAGTTCATACTTATAAACAAAACTACCACTTAGATGCTCTTCAGTCGTCGTAGAATCAATTCCTCTAGAAACAA